GGCGCGCCTGCCTGTCCAATACCTGAAGGCGCACTAAGGTTCTTTGCGGTGGCCCCATCACCGCCAACGCCACATAGCGATGCGCCGCCGCCGCCGCCACCCCCGCCGCCGTAAGATTTACCGCCGCTATTGTTGCCACAAAAACCCGAGGCGGCATTCCCACAGCCACCGCCGCCGCCGCTGGCCATAAGAGTATTAAAAGACCATATAAAAGACGACTGTCCGGCATGACCGCCTAATATATTCGGTTGACAGGCTGCGCCTCCTATTATATCACCCAAAACTGTCACAGTATGCCCTGCCTCCCTTCCGCCACTCGCCCCGTCCTGGCTGTGATAAGAAGTGGTACTCTGACCGCCATTGCCGCCAAGCGCTGTTATTTGGCTGCCAAAACTGGTGCTCGTGCCATTTGTGGTCAGTATATCTGGATAACCGCCGCCTGTCCCGCCGACGCCTACTATTATTTCTTTTGGCCATTGGATTTCATCCTTGTGAAGCAACATAACTATGCCTTCACCGCCGCCCCCGCCTTTGCCGTAATAGCTGCTTGCAGCATTGTAGCCTCCTCCTCCGCCGCCGCCGCCCCCAACAACTGTCACCCTAAACCACTCGGCCTTTCCGTCCGAAGGGTCATTTAATACTTGGGACAAAGTAATCACCAGCTTCTTGTATTTGTGGCCGCATGGAACGGGGAGNTTGNNACCCATGGGCCAGCCAAAGGTGGGGCCGCTCATAGCGCGCCTCCGCTGATGACGGAAACGTGATACCGCGCAGNGCCAGTGCTTGGAGCGAATGATAAAGAGTAACCATTTTCTAGTATCAGCGGGATTTCCGGTTCCCAATTGTAAGCCCAGGCGGGGGTTGTATCGCTGACAGTCACGGCTGTTACTGGTATCTCTTTAATGAGGCGCTTCACAGAACTATTGGAAAGATAGACCCGCAACAGGTTTGCGACAGTGGTATCAATAGCTTGAAAGCGTATGGCGTCAATTCTCAGCCCAGCAGTGGAGCTGCAAGTGACGATGGCTGTAAGGGTTCCAGTGCCGTCTCTATTAGTGTTTGGCGTCTGCGTCACGCCGCCGCTGCTCACGGCCTTCTGTATATACATTGGTTGTCCCATGTTGTCTCCTATGAACAAGTAAAAGCGAATACGTAGAGCGACTTGGATTCCAGGTCGGCCACTCGCGCTTTGAGCGCGGCGATGTCTGCAATGATCTCTTCAAGGCTTTGTGAAGAGGCGTCTGCGCGGTTGGTCAACTGGGATGCCAGCGCGTGCAAGAGACTTGCCGCCTCCTCAAGCGCCTGCACACGGGCGGGCAGATTGCCAAGCGAGAAGTTGCCGCTGGCGTCATAAAAATCCTGTGTCAGCGCCTCAAGATGCCTCTTTAAATACAACATCCCGTTGAACAACAGCTGGTGAGGGATGTTTACAGGGCCGTTTGTGTTGCCAAGAACCGGGTCATTTATGGATATTTCAGGTATCTGAGACGGCCAGGGCGCGTTGGGGTCGGAAACGAGGTTTTTAGCAGGTGTAGGTGTGGTGGTCATGGTGCACACTCCAATGTCCAGGCGCCTTCATAAACAACGGTCGGCGCGGCCTGGAATTCGGGCATGGCGAGCCGCGCCAGTTCAACGCCAGTCCTTGTTACAAGCGCAATTGACGCCACCTCGGACAGAAGAAGCTCATCGGGATGCAAGCGCCACCTGATGGCGGACGCGCCGTCCGCGAGGGGCTGAATCCAGCTCCGCTCAACGGGCTGGGAGTTCAGGGCCTTATCCATTAAGGCTATGTGAAGGACGCTTTCGGCGGTTTCCAAGGGATTGTCAACGTATGTGACGGCGATATGGCGTATCTCCCAGCCTAATAATCGGCATCGCAGCGGCGCCCAGTCAACGGCAAGCGTTTCCGCCTGTTCGCGGTCGTAGTCAGTGAATGCGCGGCTGTTTTCGTCTATGAAAAGTCGTATCTTATAGTCGCTCCACGCCTCAAAATACGCGTCAAAATTGTATGTTCCATCGTGAACAGCCTCGCCATTGTAAAGCAATACGCGGACGCGATCTAACACCCNGGCGTCTGTGAAGCCAAGCAGCCTCATGACCTCCTCAACAGCCCATGGCGTTCCCCGCTTTAGCTGAAGCCTGAGAGCGTATTTCACCAAGCGTTCTTTTTGCGCCCTTGTTTTCATGGCTTGATAGAGAGGGCCAGCAACGCCGAACTCGCGGGCTAGTTCCCACAAAACCACGTCCGGCGCGTGTGCCACATTTAAGGGACAAGCCAGCCAGGGGTTTAGGTCAAGCGACTTATCTATGGCGGCGGCAANGGCTATGCCCCGCGCGTCTTTTAAGATGGGTGGCAGGAGTTCGGCTGTGCTAACCATTTGCCACCCCTGCAAGGCTTATATTAATCTCAGTCGCCTCGGCCCATTCGTCCGGGCCGATGGTCAGAATCTCAGACGGCTCCAACAGATTGACGTAATACAGCCCCTCGCTCACAGGCGACAGGGCCATTAAAACCTGAGTGGGGGTAACGTCAGCGCCCAGCTTGGCCTTGTGCGCCCGCGCNTATTCGGTTGCCAGCACGCTGACCTTATCCAATACAATCTCAGGGTCGTGCGTGTCAAAAACTATAACCTCGGCCCTGATCGAATATTCACGCCTCACGGCGGGAATGGCGTTGACATAATCGCCAATGAGCCTTACGTCATCCCGATTGCACGTCTCATTGACCTTGGCGAGAAGCTCCTGAGACGGCTCGCCCTCGTCAGAAAGGACGTATATATCTATGTCCCCGCGCTCGGCGCCATTCACAACCAGGGCATCCACAACAAGGCTTGAGGCTGACAGCGCCCAATAGCGGTAAGCCTTAGCAGAACCGCCGCAGCCAAACCGCGCAGCCGATAGCATTAAGCGCTCACGATAAGCGGCATCGCCCTCTAAGTCAGCGCCGCCCTCGGAGGCGCTTGTATTTTCAGCAGAAACGCCAGCTATAGCAGGGTCAAGCACACAAACAACGCCCTGCGCCATGCCATTGCCCATCTTGCCATAAGTTGTGCAAACAGCCGTTACGTCTGTATTTGATACAGACTGATTACTGATTACATAGCAGGGGGTTTGAGTTACAAAGGTAAGTTTGCCATCCGCCGTGCTTATGCGTGTCCCGGCGGCAAACGACCACCCAGATATACTCGGCTCAGCAAGCGTCAATCTTATGCGGCACGTTGCCGCCGTTGGTTGTAGCCTTGGCGTGTTCATCATCACGCCAATGGCGTCCAGGTGTTCGCCAATGGCGTATGTTACAAGATTTTGTTCCGCGCACCATTGAATATCATTCCGCAACAGCGATTCCCGGTAGGCGGCGATGTGGAGTAGCAGATTCTCAATTTGAGCCGGATATAACACCTTGCCGCTGGCAACCTGATACTCAGCAATCAGCGCGTCCAGGATAGCCTTGGGCGAGCGTTCAAGGAAAGCAAGCGTCATGCCGTCACCCCATTAGATATACCCAACACCTGCACAATAGCGTTATTACTGTCTTTCAGTTTCCATATCAGACAGACAGCGACAGCCCCCATCAATATGTCAATCGGCTCCACTCTCACCGCAGCAACATCAATGCGCGGCTCCCACAAGCGCAGGGCTTTTAATATCATTCGCTCAGTCTTTCGCGGCGCTGTAGTTATGGGCCTGTCAACATAGGACAGCAGGTCAACGCCAAACAAGGGCAACAGCGGCACGGCCCCCAACAGCGTCCCCATTATAATTTCAATCGCCTGGGCTACTTCATCCAGCCCCGTGCAAACCTCGCCTTCAGAGCCAAGTTTGGGTTGCCAATATGGGGTGTTTGGAATGTCTGTCATTGTATCCTCACGGCACAGGGGGCGTAGTGTATGGCGTTCCGGGGCTGTGCTTGTGCGCAACAAAGTCAATACCCGCTATCACTGCCCCGCCCGTTAGTGTTGACTGGCCTGTGACCACAGCCGTTCCGCCCACATCCAAATTGCCGCTGTGTTTAGCGTCGCCCGTTTGGTCAAGGTCGCCAGAGTGTTTAATATCGCCCTGAATATCAATGTCCGCCTGGATATTGATATTTGTAGCTATGATGTTGATTTCCTTGGGGCTTTGTATCTTTAACACGCTGCCTTTAGGGTCATAGCTGATTTCTACGCCATCATCGGCAATCATGCCCATGAGCGCCACGTCAGAGAATGGCGGCTTGTCAACTTTTGAATAGGTAGCCCCAAGCACAACGGCGTCTTCAAACCCTGACGACTCCCCAGGCGCGACTATCACCTGCGTATCCTTGCGAGGCGTGAGCCACGTATTAGCGCCGAGTGTCAGCGTTTGAAGCACGGCCAGCCAGTCGGACACAAGGCCGTCAAGTTGCGGAAAGCGCACCTTGACCTTGCCCAAATATTCACCCTCGCCAACCTCGGCGATAACGCCTCTTACTACTGCGGATACGGCTCCGCAAGCGTTCCTGGTTCTAGACCCAATCATCACTCCCCCATCAAAGTTTTTTGCAGTAAATCCTGTTAAATCTCCACTCACTCATAGCCCGATCCAGCTTGTCGCCGTGGCCATAGACCTGCCCCTCAAAACTGGCAAAATCATCATCCGCCACCACTACGAAAGATGGGCGATAGCGTTTCACCCATATCTGAGCGCCGCGCCGCAACAGCTTTTTGGTTTCCGCATTGTTTTCGAGGTCAGGGTTTATTACCGCATACACCTTTACCTTTTTGTCTGCCCGTGTGTTTATCAGATAGAGGCTCCACTCGCTGTCAGTAGCAATATACAGCTCTGTCGTGGCCTTCTTGGCGGCCATTTCAACAGCGTCATGTTCGCTCACCTGCGCCATTAACGCCGGAATCGCCAAAAAAAGCGCTAAGCTGCGGATACGGCATCGCAAGCGTTCCAAAACGCCGTGTAGTAATCGCTTCATTTTTTCCTCCTGATTGTGATTGTTGTTTTATAGCCAGCGGCTACATCCAATGTGTGCTTGCTTTTAATCACAAGCCAATCGCCGTGCATTTGCAGCCAGTCGTCATTTGATAAGGACACTATTACACCCGACAACAATCGCGGGTTGCCCGGAAGCGTAAGCGAACAGTCACTTGCAAATGTCGCCGCGCTGTTGACAAGCCCGTGCAAGTGTGCGCCAGCCGCTTCCTTCGCTGCGACCGTTCTTATCTTGTGGCCAGCAGCGTCAGCGCCCCCGGCCTCCTCTGTCACCAGCTTTTTGTTATCAGCGTCAAAGTATTGAGTAGTCGCGCCGCCCGTCCCCTCTCTATACATATCTTTAAAAGCGAAGCTGGCAACGGAATCCCTGGGTATTTCAAATATTGGCGGGCGCTTCATGGCAGTGTCGAAGTCCGTTATTACAGCGGTCAGGTTATCCTTGCCGCCCTTAAAAGACAGCACGAGGCCATACTGCTCTGTCAGCCGCCTCAACAGGCGCATATCCGATTCCGCCACTTGATCCACACGGCCCAGCGGTATGGGCTGGCTGGCCTCAAAGACCAGTTTCATACCGTGCTGCTTTGTAATAGAGGCCGCTATGTCTTCCAGGCTCGTATTCTCCCACGCCTGACTAATGCGGTTATGTATGGCCTTTCCGGGCAACTGCCCGATGGCCTTCCACTTCACTGTGTCCGGCGCCCCCTCAATTGAAATTTCATTTACCTTGAAACCGATTGCGCTCTTGAATGTGGTCTTCTTGTCCGGCGTGTCAAAGCCAAATTCAAAGCGGAGCGCCGCGCCCTGCTTTGGATAAAAATCCCCCTGGAACAGCCTTGAAGCGTCCTCCAGCTTCACCGTTATGGAGTCCGGCGTCTGCCCCTCGAAGCTGTCCTCATACTCAAGGCTCAACAGGCAGGGGTCAATCTTGGCGGAAATCTCCGAGCCGTCCAGCCATACCTCTGTCCACAGGCCAACTACACGTTCCATATTGCACACCCTTGTTGCAAATTGCCACGCTCTAACGCCACGGAACATCTCCTTCCGGCTCTGGTTTTATATCCTGTGTCCTGAGAAGCGGAATCTTTAACGTCAAACCTGCTGGCAAAATTGTCAGACTGGCATTAACAGGGTTGGCTTCCAGCAGAGGTTCAATAGCAAAAGCGTTGCCATAATATTCCTGAGCCAATAAGTCCCAGCGGTCGCCATCCATTGTGCGGCGTAACAGATATTCAGTCACAGCCGACCTCTGTCTGTAAGCGAAAGGCGAATTTATTTCGCCTGGAGCGCTCAGG